TGGAACAAATTCATACAGACACAATAGACCCCACAGACCGTGGATACAAAAACTTGATGAGAATGATGATGGAGGACGGACTCTTCAAGTACCTACCCAAGAACGATGAGGCTTGGGTAAATTTCCTCCGACCATTTATGAAACTTACACGAAAAGAAAAAAGAAACACAAACAAAAATTAAAAACTTTATGAAAGAGCAAGACAGCACTAAAATAGAATTTCTTCTAACCCTTAACGACAACATTGTAGTTCAAAGGTATTTCAATGTTAGAGGTTATAATCCTAACGCAAAAAACTCAATTGAATTCTATAACTTGATTAACGAAATCAAGGATGACTTACAGTATCATTTGAAAATGAAGACTGTGATTTACATGACGGACAATAGTGAATCTATCATGCATGACCCATCAGTTATGGACACCTCTTATACTGATGGACCAGAAATCTTTAACATCTTTGTTAAGAATGGGGACACGACAATTTGTCATAGAATTTTTGATGGAAAATATTTTCCACCCAAGGTTCGTTATACCGTTGACGTACGACCATTTTTGAAAGACATTCTCAGAGAATTGACTGACATTTTTTCAGAACAGAGATTATCTTATCAATATTTGGATTTTGATTTGAGTAAGTGAGTATTTAATAATACACAGGGGAGCAATACAATATATGAACAAAAATTTCGATTACTTAGGAAACACTTTCCAGATTCAGTTATTGAATCAGATTGTGGTAGATAAAGATTTTTCATCATCTATTCTTGATGTCATCGAGTCAACATACTTTGATAACAAGTATTTCAAAATCCTTTTACAGATGATTAAGGAATACTATGTGAAGTATGAATCAACCCCTAACTTCGAAACTCTCGAACAAATTATCAAGTCTGAAGTTTCTCAAGAATTAGTTGCAAAAATTGTTTTGGATACACTTAAACAAGTCAAAGAGGCACCGTTTGAGGGTACACAATTTGTTCAAGAAAAAGCTTTGAAGTTCTGTAAACAACAAGAACTTCAGAAGGCTATGGATAAGGCCCAAAAAATCATCACTCAAGGAGATTTTGAATCTTACGATAAAGTGGAGGGGTTAGTTAGAGAGGCGTTACAGGTTGGTGAAATAGAGAAAGGTCAAACAGACATTTTTTCGGACTTAGAGACAGTATTAGATGAGGATTATCGACACCCAATACCTATGGGAATACCAGGTATTGACAAACTACTTAAGGGTGGTTTGGCTAAAGGTGAGATTGGTGTAATCCTTGCTCCAACAGGTGTTGGTAAAACAACAATCTTAACGAAGATTGCAAACACAGCGTTTAACTTGGGATACAATGTCCTTCAAGTATTTTTCGAAGACAATCCAAAGATTGTTCAGAGAAAACACTTTACGATTTGGACGGGTATACCACCTGATGAGTTATCGAAACACCGAGAAGATGTGATGAGTAAGGTTACCGAGATACAAGAAACTATGAAGAACAAACTTGTGTTGAAGAAATTGGCATCGGATACAATGACAATGAATCAAATCAAAAACCAAGTCAGAAAAATTATCGCTGATGGAAATAAAATTGATATGATTCTGATGGATTACATCGATTGTGTATTACCTGAGTCAACATCAAGAGATGAGTGGAAAGCGGAAGGTTCGGTGATGAGAGGATTTGAAGCAATGTGTCACGAACTTAATTTGGTTGGTTGGACCGCTACACAGGGTAACAGAAGTTCTATTTCTGCTGAGGTTGTAACAACAGACCAAATGGGTGGGTCAATTAAGAAGGCTCAAGTTGGACACGTTATTATTACGGTGGCAAAAACACTTCAACAAAAAGAATTACATTTGGCGACTATAGCGATAACAAAATCTCGTTTAGGTAAAGACGGAGTTGTGTTTGAGAATTGTAAATTCAACAACGAACTATTGGAAATCGATACGGAAAGTTCGGTTACATTCTTAGGGTTTGAAGAACAACAAGAGGAGAAGAAACGAGACAGAGTTAAGGAATTGATGGAGAAGAGAAAACAAAAAGATGAACAACAAAAACAAACAATATAACAAAAACAAATAATTAATTATGGAAAAAATTTTAGTAGAGAATCCCGACAGATTTGTTATTTTTCCAATTCAACATGATGACATTTGGGAATTTTATAAATCTCATCAAGCAGCATTTTGGACTGCGGAAGAAGTTGATTTGACTAATGACATTAGAGATTGGAATAACCTTACCGATAATGAACAATATTTTATAAAGAATATTTTATCATTCTTCGCAGCTTCGGATGGTATTGTAAATGAAAACCTTGCAGAGAATTTTTTGAAGGAAGTACAGTATCCTGAGGCAAAGTTTTTCTACGGGTTTCAACTGATGATGGAGAATATCCACAGTTTGATGTATTCATTATTGATTGACACTTACATCTCAAACGAGGAGGAAAAACAATTGTGTTTCACGGCACTAGATAATCTACCTGCAGTACAGAAAAAAGCGAAATGGGCTTTAGATTGGATTGAGAATTCAACTTTTGCTGAGAGACTTATTGCATTTGCAGCAGTTGAAGGTATCTTTTTCTCAGGGTCATTCTGTTCAATCTTTTGGTTGAAATCAAGAGGTATTATGCAAGGACTAAGTAATGCAAACAGTCTAATCTTTAAAGATGAAAACCTACACTGTGATTTTGCAATTCACTTGGTAAATAACCACTTGGAAAACAAACCAAGCGAAAAAAGAATTAAAGAAATTCTATTGTCTGCACTCGAGATTGAGAAAGAATTTATTACAGAATCTCTACCAGTTTCATTAATTGGTATGAACTCTAACTTGATGAAACAATATCTTGAGTTCGTAACCGACGGTCTGTTGGTTAAGTTTGGATGTAAAAAAGAATTCAACGTTGAACAACCATTCAAATTTATGGAACAAATTGCCGTTGAGACCAAAGGTAACTTTTTTGAGTCAAGAACAATGGAATATCAAAAAGCTAAATTGAATGAAACAATATCATTTGATTCTGACTTTTAATTTAATATCTTAATACTTATGATGTCATTAAAAATCAAAAAAAGAGGGGGGGAAGGAGAGTCTTTCAACCCTCAAAAAATTTATAATAGGATTAAACGTGCTGCAAAAGGGTTGAATGTTAACTCTGATGAAATCTTTATAAAAGTTATTACGTCAGTACCTACTGAGGGAAACATAACAACTAAAGAGTTGGATAAACTTGTGTACGAGATTGCTGCATCGTATACTGGTAGTCACTACGATTATTCAAGATTAGCATCTTCCGTTGCAATTTCTTCATACCACAAAGAAACTGACCCGAGTTTTTCAAATACAATGCATACGTTACATGTTGACGGTGTTGTTCACGATGACCTAATGTCGATTATTGAAAAATATGGACCAAGTAAAATTGATGAGGTAATTAATCACGATAATGATTATAATTTCGATTACTTTGCTTGGAGGTCTTTACAGGAAATGTATTTGTTAAAAACACCTGAAGGTAAAGTAATTGAAAGACCTCAACATATGTATATGAGAGTTGCATTGTGGGTAACAAATACTTTTGAAGAGGCGATGGATTATTATGAATCTTTGTCAAGTCAACGAATTTCCAAGGCAACTCCAATCATGATTAACTCTGGTACTAAAGTTCCTCAGTTAGCTTCTTGTGTGTTACATTATAACAACTCAGACTCAAGAGATGGATTACTTAAATCATTGAATGATATTTCAACTTATTCTTCGGATGCTGCGGGTATCGGACTGTCTATGTCTAATATTAGAAGTAAAGAAAGTCGGATTAAGTCTTCAGGAGGATTTGCTGGTGGTCTATTAAAGTACTTGAAGATTGTTAATGAATCATTAAGATTCTTTAATCAACAGGGAAGAAGACCTGGTAGTGCTGCGATTTATTTAGAACCTTGGCACAAAGATATTATGGACTTGTTGGACATCAAAAAAAATACAGGTGCTGAAGAACTAAGAGCAAGAGACTTGTTCACAGCGTTGTGGATTCCTGATAATTTTATGAGGGCGGTTAAGAATAACGAAGAATGGTATTTGTTCTGTCCTAATGATATCCTCAAGGCAGGTATTAAACCGTTACAAGAGTGCTATGGTGAGGAGTATGAAAAAAATTATCAACTTGCAATTGATGCGGGTATTGGTAAAAAGGTGAAGGCTCAGGAGATTTGGAGTAAAGTAATTGAATCTCAAGTTGAAACAGGTGTACCATACTTATGTGCTAAAGATAGTGCAAATAAGAAAACGAACCATCAAAATATTGGTGTGATTAAACAATCTAACCTATGTAATGAAATCTATCAGTATACTGATGAGGAGACAACAGCAATTTGTACTCTGTCTTCTATTGTGTTGAAGAACTTTATTGTTGAAGGTAAATTTGATTATACATTACTAATTCATGAAGTAAGAAAGGCGGTTAGAGCGTTGAACAATGTTATCGATAAAAATAGTTATTCAACTGCAAAAGGATTAAAAGGTGGTCTTGAACAAAGAGCAATTGCTATTGGAGTTCAAGGACTGGCAGATGTTTTTTGTTTAATGGACTATTCTTTCACTTCGGATGAGGCTAAGGACTTGAACAAAAAAATATTTGAAGCGATTTATTTTGCGTCAATTACTGAAAGTAATGATTTGTGTAAGAAAGGAATTAGACACCCTTACGAATTCTTCAAAGGTTCTCCGATGTCAAAAGGTATTTTCCAATTTGATATGTGGGGAGTTAATCCTTCTGATTTGAGTTTAGATTGGGATACATTGAAAAAAGACGTTCAAGAATTTGGAGTTTGTAATTCATTGTTTACCGCTCAGATGCCAGTTGCATCATCTGCTAAGATTACAGGATCGTTCGAGATGACTGAACCTGCTCACTCAGCGTTATTTAATCGAAGAGTTGTTGGTGGGGAAATTTTGATTGTAAATAAGTATTTGATTAATGACTTTGAAAAAATCGGTATTTGGTCTGAGGAATTGAAGAATGAAATTATTTTGAATGAAGGTTCAATTCAAAACATTAACTTCAATCAATATCTCGATGTCGAAGACAAGGGATACAACAAAAAAGTTAAAAGAATTGAACACTTAATTCCTAAATACAAAACAATTTGGGAGATATCACAGAGAGAATTAATTGATATGGCGGCGGACAGAGCACCATTTATTGACCAATCTCAATCAATGAACATCTATATGTCAAACCCTACGTTGTCAAAGATTACATCATCTCACTTCCATTCGTGGGAAAAAGGTTTGAAAACATTGTGTTATTATGTAAGAACTAAGGCGATTTCAACTGGAGCGAAACATTTAGCATTGGATATGTCAAAGGTACAAAAACCAAAACCAAATGTTGAGGTTCCTAAGGTAGATTACAGTAACATGAATTTACCACCAAAACCTGAAGGAATAGAAATTGAATGTTTTGGATGTTCTTCGTAATAAATAATTAATCCCGATATATATCGGGATTTTTTATTTTGGGCTATTTATAAGGAAAAACAAGGGACTTATATTTATCTTTATGGCGAACGGAATTACATATGGTATTAATTTTCCATTCAGAGATTCAAGACGAGGTGATTTTTTAGAACTCACTCAGTTAGAATCTCAACAGGTAAAATCTGATTTAATTCACTTACTTTTAACTAGGAAAGGGAGCAGATATTATTTACCTGAATTTGGAACTAGATTATACGAATTCTTATTTGAACCATTCGATGGTTTGACTTTTGACGCAATTCAATCAGACATTAGAGATGCGGTTCAACAATTTATGCCGAATCTTTTATTGAATCAAATCACAATTACACCAGCGGATCCTATGGAAGAAGTAGATACCATGATAGGGGAAAACATTATTGGTACGAGTGAATCTCCAATTTATAGATTACCGGGGAAAGGTACTTCAGAATATACTGCAAAAATTAGAATAGATTACTCAAATAATAGATCAACTTTTGCTCAAAGTGATTTTGTTATTATTAATATTTAATATAGATGGCGAATCGTAAAATTTCATATACAACTAGAGATTATCAGGGGATAAGAACTGAGTTACTAAATTATGTAAGAACCTATTATCCTGAATTAATACAAGATTTCAATGATGCATCTGTATTCTCAGTATTTTTGGATTTAAATGCCGCAGTTGCTGATAACTTACATTATCACATTGATAGAAGTATTCAAGAAACTGTATTACAATATGCTCAACAGAGGTCTTCAATATATAATATAGCAAGAACCTATGGATTGAAACTTCCTGGTCAAAGACCATCAGTTTCTTTAGTAGATTTTTCAATTACGGTACCTGCCTTTGGAGATAAAGAAGATGAAAGATATCTTGGAATTTTATCTAGAGGGTCACAAGTTTCAGGTGCGGGTATTGTTTTCGAAAACATATACGATGTTGATTTCACATCACCATACAATGCCCAAGGATTTCCTAACAGATTAAAAATACCTAACTTCAATGCAAATAATATTTTGGTAAATTATACTATTACCAAAAGAGAATTAGTTGTTAATGGTATTACTAAAGTTTTCAAAAGGGTTATTACACCAAACGATGTAAAACCATTTTTTGAATTGTTTTTACCTGAAAAAAATGTGTTGGGAATAACTAGTGTGTTACTTAAGAGTGGAACTGATTATACAAACATACCAACAACTGCAGAATTTTTAGGTGCTGCTAATAAATGGTATGAAGTAGATGCTTTGGCCGAAGATAGAGTTTTCATCGAAGACCCTACTAAAGTTTCGGACCAACCAGGTATTAAAGTTGGTAGATATATACAAACTCCGAACAGATTTATTAGTGAGTACACACCTGAAGGTTTCAAAAAGTTAACTTTCGGTGGTGGAACAAATACTGCACAAGATGCTCTTAATCAGTTTACCACATTAGGAACGACGATAGATTTACAGAGATATTCGAACAACATATCTTTAGGATCTGCTTTAACTCCGAACTCAACGTTATTTGTACAATATAGAATCGGAGGTGGTTTAGGTACTAACTTGGGAACGAATGTTATCACTCAGATTGGTACGGTATCATTCTTTGTTAATGGACCATCAGAACTTACCAATTCATCTGTTGTTAATTCTTTAAGATGTAATAACGTTACTGCTGCAATCGGTGGGGCGGGATTACCATCACTCGAAGAAATTAGAAATTATGTGTCCTTCAATTTCTCAGCTCAAAAAAGAGCAGTTACAGTCCAAGACTATGAGTCTATTATCAGAAATATGCCATCAGAATTCGGTGCACCTGCCAAGGTTTCTGTTACTGAGAACAATAACAAAATTTTGATTCAATTATTGTCATATGACACATCAGGAAAGTTAACGAACATTGTGTCTAATACATTAAGACAAAATGTTGCAACATACCTTTCTAATTATCGAATGATGAATGACTACATATCTATCCTTACTGCTGAGGTTATTGATTTGAGTCTCGAAGTTTCTATTGTTTTAACTTCCGCTCAGAATTCGGGTCAAGTTATTGCCGATGTTGTGGATAGGATTGCAACTTATTTCAACCCTCAAGTAAGGGAGTTAGGACAAAATGTTTATTTATCTGAAATTCAAAGTATCGTACAAAATCAAAATGGAGTTTTAACAGTTTCAGGTATTAAGGTTTTCAATAATGTGGGGGGTCAGTATTCATCTGCGGAAACTTCTATGGAATATTCCGATCCTGAGACAAGACAAATTGCGCCTGTAGATTCTACAATTTTTGCGCAACCTTCACAGGTATATCAAATCAGATATCCAAATAAAGACATTAAAGTTTCAGTACAGAACTTTCAGTCTGTTACCTTTACATAATCGATTTATTATCCTGAGTATTGGTTTATAATTTAGAATGTGTGTGTTTTCGATTTTTAAAAATTACACATAAACTATTTATAAACTAAAGATATTACATGGGTGATTCATATAGAATTAAGACCGAACTTGGGATTAACAAATCAATTAATGTACAGTTAGACCAAGAGTTTGAGTTCTTAGAAATATTATCTCTAAAAATACAGCAAACTGATATCTACACAAGGAGTTGTGCGGATTATGGTGTTTTGGTGGGGAGAGTCACTGCAAACAATGGATTCGGAGTACCGAACGCTAGAGTTTCAATATTCATTCCTATTGACCAAGTAGATGAATCAAATCCATTAATTACAAGTATATATCCATACAAATCTCCGAATGATAAAAATGAGGATGGATATAGATATAATTTACTTCCCTATACTCCGTCATACTCAAAACATTCAGCAACAGGAACATTACCGACAAAGGCAGATGTTCTGACAGGTAGTACGGCTGTCGAGATTTATGACAAGTACTATCGATTTACTTCAAAAACCAATGATAGTGGTGATTACATGATTATGGGTGTTCCACTTGGAGAACAAAACATAGTTATGGATGTCGACCTTTCAGATATTGGAGAGTTTTCTTTGACTCCTCAAGACCTGATAAGAATCGGTTTGGCAACTGAAGCACAAGTTGCTGGTAACAGATTTCGTACGTCAAACGACTTAAATTCTTTACCTCAGATAATCAATTTATCTAAAAGGGCAGAAATATCTCCGTTATGGGGAGATCCTGAAATATGCGATATATCCATTAATAGATTAGATTTTGATTTACGAGATGATGCTAATGTTGATATTCAGCCAACCTCAGTTTTTATGGGGTCCATGTTTTCTTCTCCTGATAAATTTAGGATTAGAAAAAATTGTAAACCTAAAGATAATTTAGGTAACTTATGTGATTTGACTTCGGGACCTGGCCAAATATTGGCAATCAGACAAACTGTCCAACAAGATGAAGATGGAAATCCTGTTTTGGAAGTTTTTGAGTTGGAACAAGCTGGAAATATTATTGATGGTGACGGAACTTGGTTAACTGAATTACCAATGAATTTGGACTATGTTGTAACAAATGAATTTGGGGAAAGGGTGTTATCCAACGATACAACTTTAGGTATACCAA